GTATTTCTTCAAAGTGGGCGATGTCGAGTGCGAGATTATGTTCCGTGCGCTTGATGACGCGGACGACGTGGCCAACCTGAACTCGCTGGAGCTTACCTTCGCATGGTTCAACGAGTGCCGGGATATCCACCCTGATATTGTCGACGCCATGTCAAAGCGTGTTGGACGCTTCCCGTCTGCCAAGGACGGCGGACCCACATGGCACGGGATGTGGGGAGATACCAACCCGCCGACGATGGACACATGGTGGTACTACCAGTTCGAGAAGCTCGATCCCAAGGACGGTGTGTCGGCCAACGACAATGGCTGGGATGTGTTCAAACAGCCGTCAGGTCGCAGTCCCTACGCCGAGAATATCGAGAACCTACCCGAAGGTTATTACGACACGCAGGGTCGCTCGGAAGAGTATGTCCGGGTGTTCATCGACGGGGACTATGGCCTTAGCTCCGCTGGTCAGCCTGTGTACAAATACTTCAGGCCGGACTACCACATGGCCAAGCAGATGCTCAGGCCCATCGTCAACGGGGTGCGGCCTATCATAATTGGGATGGACTTGGGACTAACGCCTGCGGCTGTCATCGGACAACAGGACCCGAGGGGGCGTGCGCTCATCCTCGCCGAGGCAGTCAGCTTCGACATGGGCATCCAGAGGTTCGTCCGCACCGTACTTAAGCCGCTGCTCTACGAGCGCTTCTCGGGTGTGCCTGTGATGGTGGTGACCGACCCGGCAGGTATTCAGCGAGCGCAGACTGACGAGCGCAGTGCTGTGGACATTATCAAAGCGGAGGGGCTGCGTGTCATGGCGGCCAAGACGAACAATGTCTCAGCGCGGATTAACGCGGTCGATGAGTATCTCATGCGTCAGGTTGACGGTGACCCGGGGTTCCTGCTCGATCCGCGATGCACCGCGCTTAAGGCTGCCATGATGGGCGGCTATAGGTACAAGCCCAAGACTGACGGGATGATCGACAAGAACAAACACAGCCATATTGCCGAGGCGTTGCAGTATCTGTGTTTGCATCTGCACAGTGCCGGGGAAGGGGCCATGGTTACGCAGCGGCGCGATATCAAACGGGTTGCGTCTGCTGGCTGGACCTGATACATATTTCTTGCTTGACCGAGCGCAACTTATCCCCCGTTGAGCGCATCCTCTCCACTGTGCTGCTCCGGGGTTTTTTGTGTGTTGCGAGCACAAACATACCATGCTAAGTTTAGCCAAATATCTTAGATAGGTGTGGATATGACGATTTACTCGACAAACCCCAAGATGGATACCTCCGGCGTTAAGGGCGAACAGCCTGTGTACGGCTATATGGGGAATAAGATCGGCACCAAAACTAAGACTGGTGGTGACCTGTATATGGAAGCTATCAAGGAACAGGCCGACGAGTACGGCATGGGTAAGACCAAAGCGCTGACTTCCAGTGCCAATATGCGCGCTGCTGCTGGGTATGTTAACCAAGGCATGTCGTGTGACCATGCGTTCGATATCGTTAGTAGAGACAGCATGTGGATGCCCGACAAGGTTGATGAAGTCAAAGCACGGGCCAAGGTCATCAAGAAGATGTCCAAGGGCGGCAAGGGCTACTGATAGATGGCAGGTCTTACGTTCCTCAGAGTTGTCGGCAACGATGAACTTGCTCGGCAAGAGCAGGAAGCGGCGGACCGCGCTCTTCAGGATCGGCAGAACCAACCCGTCATCCTTGGTTTGACAGGGTACCTCCGGCAGTGCTGGGATGTGGCCGAGATGGCCAAGCGTCCCATCGAGCAGATCATGCTCCGGGCCATGCGTCAGCGCAACGGCGAGTATGACGCGGACAAACTCCAGCAGATCAGGAGCCAAGGCGGTTCCGAAATCTACATGATGATCACCGAGGTGAAGTGCCGTGCTGCCGAGAGTTGGCTGCGTGACATTCTCCTTGAGACCGGTGGCGGTCCCCCGTGGGACCTTGACGCTACACCCATTCCTGATCTGTCACCCGCTCAGTCTGCCGAAGTGCAGAGTGCCTTCGCTGAGAAGGTTCTCGAAATCGTGCAGAACTCGGGGCAGGCTCCGACCAAGGCGCAGATGATGGAACTGCGCGAGATGGTCAGTCAGGACTATCGCTTTGCAATTCTGCGTCAGACCCAGATCAGGGCTGACCGTATGAAGATGAAGATCGAGGATCAGTTCGCCCAAGGTGGTTGGGCCACAGCGTTCAACGACTTCATCACTGATCTTGTCACGTTCCCGGCTGCGTTCATCAAAGGACCGGTTGTCCGTAGGCAGCGTGCACTGGGCTGGAAAACGACCGGCGGTCGCACACGGGTTGAGGCCATCGAGCGTCTCGGTCCTGAGTGTGAGCGGGTCGATCCGTTCCGTATCTACCCTGAGCCGGGTATCAGCAACCTCAACGAGGGGTATCTGTTCGAGCATCACCGCTTGTCGCGCACAGAGTTATCTGAGCTTATCGGCGTGCCGGGATATGATGACGACGCCATCCGCAAAGTCCTTGAGATCGGCAACGGTCAGTCGTGGATCAACGAGGATGTGGAACTCCAGAAGGACGAGGAAGAGCGCAAATACTATAGCTATATGCGCCCGACGACCGAGTTCGATGCACTGGAGTTCTGGGGTAAGATCAGTGGTAAGATGCTTATCGAGTGGGGGATGAGCGAGGACGAGGTCCCCGATCCTGCTCGGGAGTATGACGCCAATGTCTGGCTCGTTGGTAACTATGCCATCAAGGCGGTTCTGAATTACGACCCGCTGGGTGAGAAGCCTTACTCGAAGACCAGCTTCATCAAGTGCCCCGGCGCTTTCTGGGGTAAGGGTATCCCCGAGATCATCGAAGACCTTCAGGGCGTCTGCAACGCAGCTGCTCGCGCACTGGTCAACAATATGGGTATTGCTTCAGGGCCGCAGGTCGAGGTTAATCTCGAACGCATTCCACCCAACGAAGATATCACCCAGCTATCACCTTGGAAAATCTGGCAGACGGTCAACGATCCCGTTGGATCATCCGCGCCAGCGATCCGTTTCACGCAGCCGGACTCACGCGCCAGTGAGCTTATGGCAGTCTACGAGAAGTTCTCCAGACTTGCTGATGATCACTCGGGCATTCCGGCTTATGTCTATGGCGACCTGAATGTGCAGGGGGCAGGGCGTACTTCATCAGGTCTCTCGATGCTGATGGGTGCGGCAGGCAAAGGCATACGTCAGGTCGTCATGCACATTGACAGCGACATCGTAAAACCCATCGTCCAGCGCCAGTTCGTGTATAATATGCGATATGACGAGGACGAGTCCATTAAGGGCGACGTTGAGGTAGTGGCCAAGGGTGCCATCAACCTCGCGGTCAAGGAGACCGTCAACGTGCGCCGCATCGAGTTCCTTAACGCAACCGCCAATCCCTTCGATATCGAAATTATTGGTAAGGACGGTCGTGCCGCGATCCTTCGCGAAGTGGCCAAAGGGTTGCAAATGTCCGTGGATGACGTCGTCCCGTCTCGGGAGAAGTCCGTATATGATCAGCAACAGACGGCGCTTGCCATGGCTGCGATGCCACAGCAGACCCAGCAAGCCCTCCCTGCTCCGACTGATGCAAGCGGCGCTCCCAAAGGTGGGATGGAAGGAAACACGGTCACTAACCGCGTGAGCGGGGCAGCATGAACCGCCCCGAACCTCAAGTAATCAAGGCGCTTGCCGCTTCTGTCAGGCAGTTTCCTGTCCTTCTGGACTGGCTGCGTGAGTGGGAGATGCAAGAACTCCGTAGATTACCGCACGCGGTCGACAACACTGGTATTTATCAGGGCAGATGCCAAGTGTTGGGCGAACTCACTAAGTTCGCCAATGATGCCCCTAACCTAGCGGCTGATATATGAGCCGACTAATCAAGCTCACAGATTGGAGCAATTAACATGGCAATTCCAGCGCAAGTTCGTAAGCAATCCGAAGCCGTACAGGAACTGTACAAGCAGCTTAATGGCGATCCTGAACCGGCGGATACCAATCCGACCGAGGGTGAAGACGTGGGCGGCGAAGATATGGACCACTCGGCTGACGCGAATGTGGATGACAATGCCGCTCAGGCACCGGCAGACGAGCACACTTCCGGTGCGTCAGATACGGAAAATGAAAACTCTGAGACCTATGCTCAGAGGTGGCGTTCCCTTCAGGGTTCGTACAATGCGACGGTTCGCCAGAAAGGTGAACTTGAGCAGCGAGTGCAGCAGATGGAGCAGTTACTTGCTACGCTCTCACAGTCACAATCACCTGCGCCGGGGCAGACTGAGAAGGAGGCAGAGCCTGTGCGCTATGTCACCGAACAGGAAACCAGTGAGTATGGTGAGTCGATTGATGTGATGCGCAAGGTAAGTCGCGAGGAACTTGTCCCCGTGGCCCAACGCCTTGCTCAGATCGAGAGTCTCCTCCAGCAGATGCAGGCAACCGTGGTACCGCAAGTTCAAGCGGTGTCGCAGCGTCAGCAGGTGTCGGCGGAACAGCAGTTCTGGTCTGATCTGACTAACTATGTACCCAATTGGCGCGATGTTAACGACGACGACGGGTTCCAGTCTTGGTTGCTGGAAACTGATCCGCTTACCGGCGGAAATCGTCAGACCTACCTCGAAGACGCTCAACGCTCTCTCGATGCTCATCGGGTGAGTGCATTTTTCCGGACTTGGCTTGAGTCTACTGGACAAGCCCCTGTTGCTCAATCCTCTCCTAACCCTGCTATCGAGCTTGAAAAGCAGGTTGCTCCGGGTCGCTCACGCGGCGCTGGTTCATCCTCTGCCAAGCAGCCCAAGACCTACTCACCTGACGACATTAAGAAGTTCTTCGACGACGTCCGGTCTGGTAAGTACAAGGGTCGAGAACAGGAGCGGAGCCGTATCGAACGCGACATCTTTACCGCGCAGCGGGAAGGTCGTATTGTTATCAATGCTTGATTAGAAAGAGTTCACTATGTCGTATCCTGTTTCTCCCGGTCGTCCGAATTACTCGGGCAACTTCATCCCCGAAATCTGGTCGGGTAAGCTGATCGAAAATTTCTACGACGCCACCGTGCTCGCAGCAATTTCGAACACCGACTATGAAGGTGAAATCCGCCAGTACGGCGACACCGTCAACATCCGCACCACGCCGGAAATCACGATCCGTGACTACGTCAAGGGCCAGAGCCTGACCGTCGAAAACCCGGACAAGCCGAAGCTCCAGCTTGTCATCGACAAGGGCGAATACTTTGCTTGCGTCGAAGACGACGTAGATAAGGTGCAGTCGGACATCAACCTGATGGACACTTGGTCGAAGGACGCTTCCGAGCGTATGAAGATCAAGATCGACCAGCGCGTCCTGACCGACCTGCTGCCCGACATCGCTGCCACCAACAAGGGCGCAACTGCCGGTGAGCAGTCGGCTTCGTTCAACCTCGGTACGACCGGCGCTCCGCTGACCGTGACCAAGGACGGCGCTGGCGGCACCACCTCGGTGATCGACCTGATCGTCGACATGGGCACCGTCCTCGACGAAGCAAATGCTCCGGAAGCCGACCGCTTCCTCGTCATTCCTGCCAAGATGGCTGGTCTGATCAAGAAGTCGGAACTGAAGGACGCATCGCTGACCGGCGACAGCCAGTCGATTGTCCGCAATGGCCGTCTCGGCATGGTTGACCGGTTCACTCTCTATGTGAGCCACAACCTGTACGTGTCTTCGGGCAAGTACAACATCATCGCTGGGCACAAGATGGGCTTCACCTTTGCCTCGCAGATGACCAACATGGAAACCATCCGCTCTGAAACGACCTTCGGTAACATCATCCGTGGTCTTCAGGTGTATGGCTACAAGGTCGTCAAGGGCGAAGCGCTCTCGACTTCTGTGGTTCAGTTCTGATTTTGATGGGGGGCCTCGGCCCCCTGTCTTGCTCGAAAGGATTTAAAGATGGCTGCTTATACTGACTCTCTCGGCTTCAATAAGGGTACCGCTGCGTATCCGGACACTGCATGTGTCTACAAGTTTGAAGTCGAACTCGACTTTGCTGCGATTGTCGCAGCGCGTGCTGCTGCTGGTGCCACTGCTCTGGCTGCTACTGATACCCTTCAGGTTATCAACCTCCCGGCTTACTCGGTAGTTCTCGCTGCTGGTCTGAACGTCGTCTCGGCGGAAACGACCAACACGACCGCGACGTTCGACTTCGGTTATACCGGTGGTTCGCCTGCTGCTGCCAACGTCTACTGCGATGACTTCGCATCGAACGCTGTAGCAATGGACTCGGACAACCTTGCTAACCCCACGGTTATCAAGACGGCTGACACCATTGACATTCTTCTTAACACGGCGGTTCCGGCCAACGCTGTTGTGAAGGCATGGGCTATCGTCGCTAACTGCGCTTAATAGTTTGGGGCTGCTGGCTGGATTGGGGGTTCCCAGTCGGAAGGCAGCCCCTCCTTCTTAGGAGGTTATCATGGGTGTTTATCGCGGTATTACTCAGGACAATGTGACCATTCAGGGCGGCACGCTCTATAATGTCACGCTGTCCGGCGCTACGCTTGGCGGCACGCTCACTGGCAATGTTGATGCGACCACTGGTTATATCCAGCTTCGCACTAACACGGCTGCTGAGATCGGTGCTATCGGCAACGCAGTGAATACGACCGGCAAGGCTGCCGGAACCATCGTGTTCGATACGACTAACAGTCGCCTGATGATTGCAACAGGGGCCAACGCCAACTCGACTTGGGTTCGTGCTGACGGCTCTAACGCAGTCACCCCGGCGTAAACGGTGGGGGCTTCGCGCCCCCATCAACATAGGATAGAGATATGGCTGGCAAACGCATTCCCGACCTTGATCCGCTCTCTGGCGCAGCATCATCAAACGACGACAAACTCGTTATCTATGATGCCTCGACGGCATCGACGAAGCGCATTGATCGGTCTCAGCTTGCCGCTGGCCTTGTAGGCGATCTCCCCTACACTCCTTCAGGTGGCATCTCTGCCACGACCATCCCGACTGCCATCGCAGAACTGGATAGCGAAGCTGCCAAGTCGGCTACTCTCGCCGCGTCTACCGGCTCGTCCCTCGTCGGCCACATTGGAACAGGAACTGGCGCAACTGCGCGTACCACGCAAGCTAAACTGCGGGATGTTGTCAGCGTCAAGGATTTCGGTGCTGTAGGTAATGGGACCGCCGACGATACCGCTGCCATTCAAGCCGCTTGTACAGCGGCGAAAACTATAACCTTTGGGTCATCGGCTGATAACTATAAAGTCACCGACACCATTACGCTGACAAGTGGCACTTTGTTGGAGATGCAGGGTGCTACAATCACGCAGGCCACTGACCAAAAGGCAATTTTTGCCGCCACTAGCACGGACAATGTAACTATTCGTGGCGGGCGTTTTGTCGGTAAAAGCGAAGCTAGTTACTCCAACTCACCCTCGTCACTGGCGATTGCCATCACGGCGAGCAGCGCCACCGATTTATTAATCACAAATAACCGATTTGAGAATTTTTATTACTCAGCTTTGATGGTGCAATCATCTGGTAATCGGATTGAGTTCTCACACAATTTTGTCAAGGGTCCGGGTTCGGCTGTGTTGGGGGCTGACCCTAACTACCGTAATACCACAGGATGTACTATTATCGGCTCTAATATTCGAGTCATCGGTAACGACATCTACGATACCGCGCAGGGTATCATCATCGGCCAAGGTTCGGTTAACATTGTTGTTTCCGATAACGTGGTTCATGATATTATCAATGAACATGGAATTTACGCAGATACCGGTTTAAGGCGATTGACGGTTGCGAACAATATTATTCGCAACACAGGAACTAACGGTACCGGCTTAAAGGTTCAGGCAAATGATACTTTCGGTGTTCAGCCACAAGCAATTACCATTATCGGCAACACGATCAGTAATACTGGTAGCGATGGTATCCTGATTGACAACACGACGGGTTCGCCAACCCTAACCACGCTCGATGTCACCATTACCGGGAACACAATCCAAAATGCCGGGGCCTATGCGATTGACGTGCGCGATGCAGAAGATTGCACCGTGAGTGGTAATACCATTGTCACGCCGTTACAAAGCGGCATCACATGGGAAAATTGCGTCAACTTGGTGGTTACCGATAATTATGTACGGGGCAGCGCGACAAGTGGGGTCCGTGATCTTTCGGTCGTTTCAAGTGGCGTGGTGGTTAAGAACAACGTCATTCGTAACTGCGCCACGGCCAATACCGTTGGCGACGAATATGGGATTTATCTGGTACAGGGGGCGACCGGCTGCGTTATTGATGGTAATGTCATCTCCGACGCCAACGCCAATATGCAGTATGGTATTTACCACGTTCCGGCTCTGAACAACACCTTGACCCTGACTAAT